AAATCTACATTATCAGAAGTTGACGGTCCAACTACAGTTACAACTGATACTAGTATCATTTCCCTAGACACTTACAGTTACACTTCTAATAGTTTAGTTTCTGTGGTGCTTAATACTCCCGTAACTGAAAGTGTAGTATTTAGAGCAAATAATGCTGACATTAACAGCGCAATAATTGCTACACTAACCAAAGTTTCTACATATAAATCTGTATATGTTTATGATCATGAAATTGAATTAAATGAGAGTAGAAGAGAAATTAAAATGTTAAAACGTGAATATATACAACCACTAATGTTAGAATTTGAAACTGTATTAAATGACTGATTTTGTAAATACAAATACATCTACTCGTGATGTTGTTATTTTAGAATTGCGATTGGTTGGATCCAATGGCAAGGTTGCGGATTTGCTGAGCAGTTTTAATGCGATAAATATCTACGAAGATATATTTCAGAACGTAATAACTGGAACAATTCAACTAAACGATGGCATAAATTTATTATCTGAGTACGCCATACATGGTAATGAATACATCTATATCACATTTGGTAGACCTGGGGAAATATATCAAAGTCAACGATACACCAAAGTGTTCAGAATTTTTAAAATTGCAGACAGAGAAAAATCTGCGACAGGTCAAATACAAAACTACGTTATACACTTTTGTTCTGAGGAACTAATTTTTTCTAATCAGCAAAGTATTTCTCGATCATACGATGGTGGTAACACTTCTGAGTATGTCGGAAATATTTGTTTATTTGATCTAAAGTGTCAATTTAATAAACTTGTTGATTTTGAAAATTCTGCTGGACAAACGCAGTTTGTTTTAACACGAAAAAAACCACTACAGGCTATAGAATATTTTGCGAAACATTCTTTTAGTGCAGCATTATCGCCATTTGTATTTTTTGAAAATAAAAATGGTTTTAATTTTGTATCGTTACAATCTTTATATAAAAGAACACCTATTGCAACTATACAATTCAATAGTGCGAAATTTACAGAAGAACGAAACAGATCACCATTTTTTAATTCTTCAGATATTAACGACTTTAGATTTAATCAAAATTTTGATGTTGAAAAAGCAACCAGAGAAGGATTGTATAGTTCAAAATTATACACATTAGATTTAATAACACAAACATATAAAGAAAACAATCTTTCATTGCTAAATGAATTAAATTCAGATGTAATGATCGATGGTTTTTTTCCGTTTAATGATGCTACAAATAGAAATAACAAAGCATTATATGAAGAATTTAATTCTAGCGTTAGATATTGGTTAACAAATAAAGGTAGATCTAATAAACCATATTTTATTAATAAACGTGTTAGAGATAATGATACATTTATTGAAGAAAATTTAGCCCAAAGAATAATGCAAATAGAGTTGATAAATAATACTGAGTTACATTGTGTTGTGCCTGGAAATCCACAATATACTGCAGGATTTACGATCGAACTAAATATCCCAGCATTTACACCAAATTTAGAAATTGAACAAGTCAAAGATCCATTTTACTCAGGAAAATATTTAATTACAGCAGTTCGTCATATAATTGTTCCTGGTTCATTGCAAACTATTTTAGAACTATCAAAAAATTCAATTTCTACCTCACTAGGTTTATCTGGTGGGAAAGAATATAAAAAGGCGCAAAAATTATGATGAGGGATGATTTTCTAGGATTAAATAATTTTGTCTGGTGGTTTGGTGTAGTTGAGAATCGCCTCGATCCACTGGAACTCGGTCGATGCCAAGTCCGTTGTTTCGGTTGGCACATAGACGACATTAATCAAATTCCTATTGATAAATTGCCATGGGCACATCCAGTTGTTCCTTATGGTGTTAAGAATATACAACCACCACCAGAAGGAACTATGGTATTCGGATTTTTTGCTGATGGTCAGGATGGGCTGTATCCTATTATTATGGGCACAGTTCCTGGTATTCCTGATGAGATTCGTCAAAATAACATGGGTTTTACTGATCCATTTACTGACGCCGAGAAAGCATCAAGCGCATTTCCGAGAAAAGTTAAAGATGTTAAAATTAAAGCGGATTCTCTTGGTGTTCAAATTACAAATGATGTTCCGAAAAGAAATCCAGCAAACTTAAACGAACCAACATTATCAAGATTGGCTCGTCCAACTCGTGGGGAACTTGAAGGTGAGTATGATGGTATTGCCTCTGAATCTATTGCAAATACAACTATCGATGTTCAACGAAAAACGCGCATTGTGAGTATTCCTACTGCAAAGGCGGGATCGACTTGGGATGAACCATATCCCTCTTTTAATGCCAAATATCCCTTTAACAATGTGACAGAGACAGAATCTGGACATGCATTTGAAATGGATGACACGCCAGAGTTTGAGCGTTTGCAGGTATCTCATCGAACTGGATCGACATTAGAATTTTTACCTGAAGGTCATACAAAGATTAAGTCTCAAAAAGGTCGTTATGATGTTACTATGGGCGATCATCGTAATTATGTAAATGGCGATAAATATGAAACGATTGATGCTGATTATTTCCTTCGTATTAATGGTAAGTTTAGAATAGAGTGTGATGAATTCGAACTTGTTTGTAGAGGCAATCCTGGAACTGCTACAGTTACAGCAGAACAAAGAGTTGACTTAAAAGCAGGTAATGCAGCCAGTATGACTGCTCCAACTGCAGGTGTAAGTGGTGGTATTGTTACCGTCGATGGTGTAAAAACTAATATTGTTGGTGGAGCGAAATTAAATATGTCTAGTGGTGGTATGGCTGCTGTCGGTGCTCCTGTCGTCTCTCTGAGCGGAACTGTCGTCGAAACTGACTCTAAAATAACCAAAACTCACGGAATTCAAGATCTTAATTCTTGCCTTCCAGTTATAGGTAAAGTTGACGTTCCAGAACCACCATTACAAGATGTTGGTAAGATTGATGTTCCAGCACCAAATTATGACTTCGGAAGTAAGGGATAAGTTATGGCTGTTCTCGGCGTTTTAAATGCAGCTGCAATGAAGAAGGTTGTTTCTAGATCACCACATCCGCCAAAAACAGATAAATTCTCTAAAGTTGATCAAGAAAGAAAAACCGAATCTGAAGTTAAACAAACTGCTTTGATTCCTGGTGCAAAAGTTAGTGATAAAATTCCAACAAACACTGGAACTACAATCACCGCTAAAATAGATTCTGTGACTGGCGAAAGAACATTTAATGGTAAAGTATTAAATTTCGACAACAGTAGCGCCAAAAGTTTTGTTGATAATGTATTAGCAGCTAGTCGAGGCGATGGTGTAGTACAACAATTTCCATCATCGAATTACAAAAATGTTAATGAGGTGAATTCTCCAGCAGAAGGAACTAGTGGTTATAAATCAGCAACTAATCCTGAAGGGATATGATAAATATGTGTTTAACGATAGCTGATGTAAAAACATATCAATCTATAGTGGCGAAAATGTCAAGAGCAATACCGCTGTCTGAGAAGGATGAACTATTTTTGATGACACATAATTTAAATGACAAATTTATGGGATATAAAAGTTATCTTTCTGCGCTTTCAATTATAGAACAAAAAAATAAAGAAATTTATGAGTTAGAAGAATCAATTAAGAAGAGTGCTGTGCGTTGTTAGGTAAAATTATTGGAAAAATTATCAAGATTATTCTCTGTTTGATCGGAGGATTGCCATTGCTTCAGACTTTGGCGATCGTATTTTCATGCACGCCTATTCCTTTCGCCAAAAATGGCGGATTTAATTTTAAAGAAAGTAAATTTGGTAAGTTTCTTGAAAAACTTAAAAATTTTAAGAAAGATCTTAAGACTTTCTTTGCAGAAAACTTCACCAATCCGTTACGAGATTCATATCAAAAAAATGTATTAGACCCATTAAACATTAATTTTGGCTCTCCACTCGATAACTTTAACGATTGGATGGACAAATATACAGCAAATAACTACGTCGGACTACAAGCAGCGCTGCCAGGATTGTTTAGTAACACTGAACCTAGTGTTGCAACAGCAAGAACCAATTTATTAAACATGATTGGAAAGGTGCAGCAAAACGGAGACACATATAAAGCTGGTCCATTTTCTTTAGGCGAATTAATTAACATCGCCGAAGAATCAGATTCTTTAGCCAGAACAATGCGAGAAATGGAACAGCACACCGATAATCTTTCTGGTTTAGGTGGATCTGGAGTAGTGTTTGAGTTTGCGCGACTTTATGGTAATGTTTTAGTAACTGGCGCTAATGTAAATATTGCTTCTAGTATTGTTGTCAGCCCAAATTTAAGTCAAACTGTTTATCCGATTGTTGACATTGGTGATACTGTTGTAATTAATTCTCTAGAAAAAATTGTAACAAATAAAAACTTTACAGTTGCGCCAACTGGAACTGTCTCGATTGATGTGAGCACTGATAATGTGCGAGTGACGACAGCCTCTGTCGCTACACTAAATTTGGCTAATTGCTTGTTGAGCACAAGTGGATCGATTACGTTAAATAATAGAATGTTTATTTCTGTAAATAATGAAGTGCGTCAAGTAAATGTTATTAATTCGTTAGGAGATCATTTAACTGTTTACAATCCATTTTACTCCTCTGCGAGTGCACAAGGTTTCTTTAAAGAGACATCTTTTAATGTAAATACCGCATTTTCCACGACCAATACTGATTTAACAATTAAAGTAAAATCTGGATTTGTTTGTAATTCTGTATGTTTAGATAATGTGATTACTGGAAATGGTACTTCGTTCACTACACATTTGCAAGCAAATAATAAAATTTATTATGATAACAAAGAATATTTTGTAATTTCGGTGACTGATACTCAGATTGTTGTCGATGATTACCTCAGAAAAACTGGAAATTATCCAGTATTTAAGGTTATAAATGAAACACCTCTTCTAGGATTAGATGAAGATTTAGTTGATCCAGATGGTATTGTAAATGCGTTTACTCTTCCAGGAACTATCAGCGGTGATTCTAATTTTTTGAACGGCATGACTGTGCAAGTACGAAGAGCAAATGGCATCTATCAAACCGCTAGTGCCTCTAAACCGACCGATTGCGCGCAGTCATTATTTCAGCAAGAATTATTACGCAGAACCAGAAGGCATCTAGATCAACTGAAGTATGATCTGCGCGATGAGGCGATAAAAGGGCTTACTCCTGCACAATTAATTGATAAACTCACAGATACGAAGAATCGATTAAAGAGCGTCAAGGAAGATGTTAAAAACATATACGAACAAGATCTTCAAGTCTTAAATCAGGTTAAAAATCTTGTTAAAGGTATGATTAAACTATTCTCGTTATCATGTTCTAAGAAAAAACGCAAAGACAGTGGTGCAAATGATTCCGATGAATATTTGGATTTAATCCTTATTCCTAACCCAGAACGTCAAGGTTGCGATGCAACCATCAGCGATTTTATTGATATTTTAGACGATTTCGATTTCGATTATAACGATCCTGGATTTACAAATAATCCCATCACTGCAAATACATCTATTATTCCTAACAAAGCATTAGATGATATTGATGATATTGCAGGTCCTTTCCCAAGACAGGGAACTGGGACGGTTGATAGTGGTAATGTTGGCGCTGGTGTTGACGATCAGAATCCTGACGTTAATGTTCCAGAGGATCCTTGCGCCAAACCTTGCTAAATATAAGAAGAGTGTAATAGGTGTGTAAATGGCACTTGAAGTTCGTACATATAAAGATTTAGATTTAAATTTTAAAGCGCATCCAGTCACAAAAGACGTGGTTAAGCGAACTGGCAATGCAGCTATTATTGGAGCATTGCGTAATTTAATCTTAACAAATTTGTATGAAAAGCCATTTCAACCTATTTTTGGATCTAGAGTTCGTGGTTTATTGTTTGAAGATGTCTCATTTATTACTGCAAACATTCTTCAAACTGAAATTAGTAATGCAATCGCCAATTTTGAACCTCGTGTTGGGATTGATGCGATTCGTGTGCAGGCAAATCCAGAACAAAATCGCTACGATATTACTATTCGATTCTTCATAAATAATCTCGAAGCACCAGTCACAATCAACTTCTTCCTAGAGAAGGTCCGTTAATGGCAAACACTGATCAAAAACTTGTAGTTTCTGAGTTAGATTTTACTCAGATTAAAAATAATTTAAAGAATTTCCTCAGAGACCAGTCTGAGTTTTCAGACTTTGACTTCGAGGCTGCAGGTATTAATACCCTATTAGATATTCTTGCATACAATACGCATTATATGGCATTCTATAATAACATGATTGCTAATGAAATGTTCTTGGATACTGCGTTGCTTCGAGACTCAGTGGTATCTCATGCCAAAATGCTAGGATACACGCCTGTATCCTCAGTTGCATCGCGAGCGACGATAAATTTACAAATTACTCGCCCACAAGGTAATACACAAACAACGCTAACCTTACCCAGATTTACTCGATTACAATCAACGCCACTTAATGGTGTATCGTTCACATTCGTGAACACAGAAGCGAAAACAACTAATTATGATCCAACTTGTAATCGTTTTTGTTTTGATAATTTGTATATTTACCAAGGTCAACCATTAACCTATACATTCACATATAATTCTACTAACAATCCAACTCAGTCATTCGAATTGCCAGATGCTGGTATCGACACATCATCTTTGGAAGTTTTGGTACAAGAATCATCGACGAGCCTTAAGACTGAACGATTTACATTAGCGACAGATGCAACAACAGTCGCTTCTAACTCTGCTGTGTATTTCATCGATGAGACGCGCAATGGCAAATATAAAATTAACTTCGGCGATGGTGTAATCGGTAAGAGTTTAACAAATGGTAATATTGTAGTCGCTAACTATATTAAAACAGATGGCGCTGCAGCAAATAAATCGAACGCATTTAGTTTAATAGATGCAGTTGGTGGATTTACAAGTTCTATTGTTTTTCCGATTGTGGCGGCTTCTGGGGGATCTGGTCAAGAGTCTGTAAGTAAGATTCGATTTAGTGCGCCAAAAGCCTATGTTTCAAACAATCGCGGTGTTACGAAAGACGATCTTGTTGCACTTATTAATAAAAATTATCCATACTTCGAAGCAGTTAATGTTTGGGGTGGTGAAGAAAATGATCCACCTGTCTATG